GGTCTAATGCCTGTTGATCTAAATTTTGATCCATAAATCTTTTTTATTTTATCTATCCTCTCTTTTAGTAGGGAAGATAAAATAAGATTCAAAAATACTACTTAGATTTATTTAAGTATCTCGTAAGTAAGATATAGGACAACCAAAAACAGCCGGAAATGGAGTAAAAGACTGCATCTGCAACCCAGTATGAACCACTCAGATCCATGATTAGCTTGAACAGGGCGTCGTACCCAAATGGGAGAAAGAACATTGCTAACATTAGCGAGGTATCTTTGTATAACACCAGTCTGTCTTCTTTGTTTTTTAGTTTTTTCAGTTTGTTCGTCACCGTCGTCCATATTAGGGTTTGGTTTCCTTTTAAAAGAAATTAATCAAATAAAAAGGCTTATCGGTAGGATAAGCCTTTTATATATTCTTTTTGGTGAATTATTAATTAAATACGTCCTCAAAATAATCCGCTCTAAATCTAGCAGTGATTGTATAAGGTGTGTTTCCTCCCCCTTCATATGTCAATGGAAGAGCTGTAAGGTTATCAGTAGGGAAACAATTTAAGAATTTCATTCTTCTGAAAACGTCGCCTTGCTTATTAAAAATACTAACTAGAATATAAGTTCCTCCAGCATATGTAGATTTAAGTCCCATAGCACCAGTTAATGGGTTATAAACTAAATCTGCCCATTGTCTAAGTGTTTTGTGTACATAGTTAGAATTATTATCATCTAAATTAGTCTGGAAAGTAATGCTTAGTTTAGCACCAGTGTCATCAACTGCACCACCTGCATATCTTCTGTTTGCGAATTTATATGTTTGTGTTACTGGTGTAGGAGTTTTATCTACTTCTAAACCTGTTATCTGAGTGATGTTTTCCACTAAAAGGGTTCTACCAGCATTTCCGATGGGGTTAGAAACTCCCACTGGAGGTTGTATGATAACCTCAAATTGGTTTAAATAAACTGGTTCGTATAAGCTTACTGCTGCTTTAGAACTTGTAAAATGTGGTAATCCTGCCATTTCTTTAATTTTTTATAGGAATACATCGTCAAAATAATCAACTGCCCATTGAACTCTTAAAGAGTAAATCTCAGTTCCTGTATATCTAAGATCCATTGCGTTTATTGGTGACATAATAAAGCAATCTCTACAAGTAATTCTTCTGAAAACGTCTCCTGCTTTATTGAAAACACTAATAACTATCGTTCCTGTATAATCCTTCTTTAATCCTAGTGCCCCAGTTAAAGGGTTATAGATTAGATCAGCCCATTGTCTCATGGTTTTGTAAACATACATGGAATTGTTGTCATCCAAGTTTACCTCGAAATTAATGCCCAAATCAAAACCTGTTCTTTGTGGTCTTGATCCTGCATAATATCTCTTAGCATTCTTATACATTTGAGCTGTTTCTCCTGCCGCTATATCTACTCCAAGACCCTCAATGCTTTTTACATGCTCAAGAAGGATATTTCCGTTGTTTGGATTTCCCTGAGGGACCGAAATAGCTGTAGGGGTGGTAATTAAAACTTCAAACTGGTTAGTATAAACCGGTTCAAATTTATTAACCGCCGCTTTAGCTGATGTATAATGTGGTAATCCTGCCATTTTTTATTTTATATATTTAGCTTTTTCGTTTTTAATCAAATTAGCTAAACTGTATGAATCCTCCTGAAGCAATACCGCCCGTTCTAGCAACTGTTACTCTGTTGATGAACTTATGGATACCTCTTGCTGGTTCGATGATGATATCGATAATACCGATATTTTGGTCGATAATAGCAGGAGTATTGTTTGAAGAATCCATGATTGTTAAGAAGTTGTAGATACCTCCTACGTTCTTAACACCAGATAGGTAATTATCTACGATCGTTTTAATTTCAAGTCTTACTGAATCTTCGTTGAAATCGAAAACGTAGTTTGCTAAGATATCCTCAACGCTTTCTTCAAGAGTAATAAGAAGATCTCTAACGTGCAAGTTATTAAATGCAGAGTTAGTTCTTTGATATCCTGTTTGGTTACCGAAGATTACCAATCCTATATTTCTCTTTCTAATAATCGGGTTAATTCCGAAAGGCTCTAAGTAATCTCTATCTTCTTGAGAGAAATCATACTCTAAACCTACTAGATTTGAACCTGATAATACCCCTCTTTTTTGTCCAGCCACGATTGAATAAGGTTCGCCTGTAACAAATTTTCTAATAAAGTTGTTACTTACATGTGCTGCTGGAGGAATATTGAAATTCTTTCCGTTTTCTCTAATTGTTAAGAAAGGCCCGAATACACCGCAGAATTTAGCTCCATTATCTTCGTCAGGTAATGTAAATCTGAAAGAAGGATTTAAATCTAAGTTACCTCCGTCTGCAATGTATTTAGCATTGATTAAAGGTGCTGGTTCTGTTGCAGAAGGTGCATCTGTAAATCTTGGATCTATAGATTCCTTGAACTTCTGTAAAGAAGGAGCATTTATTAATGCAAGACATTTTTGTCTATTCTTAGCAAGTAATGCTAATTGAGATTTAGAATTTGTCTTGATCTGTCCGTCAAATGTGTCTACCACATATCTGAAGGTGATAATATTTCTGTCAGCTAAAGTTCTAGAAATGTTAGTTTCAGAAAGAACGTTTAGGATTTCATCTATTCTATCATCAGATCCATTAGGCTTATGTGAAGCTTTAATCTGGAATCCTGGAAGATATGTAAATTTGTAATTATCTATGAAAGAGTGAATTGCTTTGAACTTATTAACTCTTGTTCCTCCATAAACTTTAATAGGTCTATCAGTTTTTACATAGATCGTGTAGTTACCCGGTGATCCTGGAACTGCTACCTTTTTAGATTCTATGATTCTTGTAAGTCTATTAACATCAGTATCGAATAAGTCTGTTTCTGTTGAAACTAGAAGATCTCCAACTTTCAATCCTGATGCTGCAACGTTAGCAACTGTCATTTCTACCTGATTTGATGAAATGATTGAGGTTACATCTACATATTGATTTAAATTTCCTGCGATTGATACCACGTTAACCTGGTCTGAATCTACAGTGTCTCCTGAACCTGTTGCACTTGTTTTATAACTTGTTCCTAAAGCAACTGCAATTTCTTCTGTAGTAAAATCTGTATCAGCATATGTTTTCATTGCTACAGTTTTAAAACCGTCTCTATCTACAGAATTTTCAAATTTAACATACTGTTTTGTAGATCCGTCATATGTTTTGTAGATCACATCATCATCGCTAATTAATCCATTTTTGTGATCCAAATACATTTGAGATTCTTCGTAACCAAAATAGTTGTAATTTCCAACTGTTGGTGAAATAACAACCGGACTTCCAAGTGATCCTGGGCTAGTTTCTACCGGATCGAATCTATCAAAGAAATCCGCTTTACAGAATTGGTAATGTCCATTTCCTATGTTTGTTCCGGCGTAAGGAGAAACTAAAGGAGATGCAGCTTTGAAAAGAGGATGAGACCACTTAATTCTAATTTGAACGTTTCCCGGGGAAACTGTTACCTCTTTAACTTCCTCTATTTTTAATTTAACAATATCATCGTTATCGAAGAATTTTCTAGCTTCTACATTTCCTGTTAGATTAGAAGTAACTTTACCGATAATAAATTTAGCACCCGGTGAAGTTACTGTAACAGCTAAGAAATTTTTAAGATCAGTTTTTCTGCTTGCTGCATCAACTCCTGAGAAATTTGTTTGTAGATAAGGAAGTCCATTATCTAGATTGCTAGAACTATATGTAGCAAAATCTGAAGATAATATACCGTCCATGCTAGGAGATCCATATGCATCTACGAATCTTGTTCCAACCTCGATTAATTGAGAGAATGGAGTGCTATCGTCTTGTACTGTTGTGCTATTTTGTGAGTAGGTAAAATCAGCAGTTAAAGGAGAGCTATAACTTAAGAAATCAAGTTCTGAAGCTCCTCCCGTCCCATCTACTAAAGTTGATGTTAGATGATGTCCTACTAAATCGATGTAAGAGTAATCTCCAGATGCTAGATCGTCTAATCCCTCTTCGTTAACTGCACAAAGAATTCCCGTTTGACCTACCTGGTTATTTATGATTGTTTTAATGTATTGGTTAGCACCGTTTTGATCAACAAAATCAGGAATTAAACATCCAGAAGCTGAAAGAACAATGTTTACCTCTTTAAGAGATAGAAAATTGTCTATTTGACTCTTGATAAATCCTTTGGATGTAAAGTAAGATGAATAAATAGGATCTAAAGAAAGTTCTGTGTATTTTGTCCAGTTTCCGCTAATTACAAACACATCAACAAAATAATCTGAAAGATAATCCTGAGGATGCATAAAATTAGGAACGTTATTAGCTCCATAATACTCTTGAGCTGTTACGTCGTATCCTTTAATAGGTAATTTAGAATCAAGAGATTTCTTGATAATTAAGCTTACCTGATTTTGACTTAGGTTAACAATGCTGAATAATTTTGATTGCTCCGTTGTATGAACTGTGGCAAGAAGCATAGAAGGATCTGGGAACCAAAACTTTTCTTTGTTATAATAAGAAGAAACCAGTTTGTCCTGATTAGTTAGATTGGCATTGATCTTCGCATATTCTTCAGTGGAGTTTC